GCAGCATGATCGATCACATGTGAGAGATTCCACACATTGTATAATGGCTGCTGGGGCCAGGCATGATATTGGGGCTCATTGCCCCACTCCAGGATCATGCAGCCACGTTGGTCATCGCCGGCGTCGGCATAGTTATGGGGAAACGCATTGCCGATATAGTGGATATTGCTGTTGTGCTGGCGGAGATGGAAGTGTCCCGAGAACACCCGATCAAAATTGGCAAAATGCTCGCGTTTGATCTCGCCGGTATCGGGCATTTCTACCATGGCGTTCATCTTGAAATGCGGTAGTTCAAAATGTCCAAACATGTAGCGAGCCTGCATCCGGGAGATCTGCTTGTGATCATCACCCACTAGCCAGGGCGCTATGATCACATCGCCGCTTTCAAACCAGTCGTTACAGATGTGGATGTTGGGTATGTGTCGAGCCCACTCGGTACTGTAGATGTCGCGACGATCGCGATAGTAGAGATCGTGATTGCCCGGTATGAAATAGAACTGATCAAATGCTGCGCTGAGTCGTTCTAGAGCTCGCAGGCTGTATTGCAGAGTCATCATGTTGATGCTGGCTCGATGATGGCTCCAATCGCCTAGGAATATTCCAGTATCACAACCCTCGCGCTGGGCCAGATCTATGAACCAATCTATGAATTGTTCACAGTCCTGGTTGTGCACGAGGCTGTTGGATTTTAGTCCAAAATGTATATCTGTGAATACCGCGGCCTTGCGAAATAAATTTGCCATGGCTCTAGTTTACTATTCTTCCGAGGTAGTTGCAACCCCAGAAGGCCGAGTTTGACTATATTGACGTGTCCACGAGGGATTGAGTCCGTTGATCTCTAGAATGTCATCGCGGATGTTCTGCATCTTCTTTTCAATATTGAGTATGCGGGTAAACGAGTTTGTGATGGCCGCGGTGTAGTAGGCAAAGGGATTGGAACTCTTGCTCTCGTCAAATTGCAGGCCAATCTGACTGAGCTGTAACAGAGCCTGACCACGCATTTCTTCGTTGTAGGTATAGCCACGCCAGTTTGAACGGGTAGCATAGCGTTCGCACAGTTTCATGAACATCATGGCCAGCTTGCGAGTCATAGCACCGTGTTCCCGGGAAAACACACCGGCGTCAAGATCGCCCTGCCAGTGGCTTTTGCCTACCACGTAGGGTATACGATGTTCGTTGATACGATAGTGAAAAAAGGGCGGAAAATTTAACCGTATGTGAGTGGGATCTTGCAGACCGTTTTGGATTGCGTCCATACGATTCACGATATCGTCAGCGGTTTCTTCCACATCGTCGAGATCCAGTATATCTTCTAGTCTGCGTTTTTTAGTGGCATTCTTGGGAGGTTTAGGTGGGGCTAGTGGTATGTGTTCCCAGGTCATCACGCGAAAAACCAAGTCAGTATTGGGTATTTTCTTTTCGTTTATGGATTCACCCAGTTCACGACTCAAGCGTTCGGCTCGATTTCTACGTGCTTCGGCTATGGTTCTTTGATTTAGGCGTGCAAGACTGGGCAAAATGATATCAAATTGATGATCCAGCTGCAAATCGCGAAAGGTACAATAGGTGTTCTTGCTGAGATGTATTTCTTTAAGGATATCGCGATTGTTTAGATAGTTTACTTTTGCGGGTTTGGCTTCTATAGGCATTACCTCATTCTCCAAGATGAATATTTATTGTAACAGGTTTCTGGCAGATGTCAACCTATTTCTATCACTAAGCCGTTATTTTTACAGGTAAATATCGATACGAGAACCATTATGGCCGACATAAAATTACCCCCAAACGTCACAGTTGACCCCAACACTGGCCTGTATGTCATACGCAATGACAAAGGGCAATCCTGGCGCGTGAATGCAGAGAGTCAGGCTCAGCTGGATCAGTATGTGCAGTCGGTTAACACTGGCCAACCTACCACTGTAACTATTACTGACCCTAGTACCGGTGATCCCAGAACTCGCACATTTGATCCCGTGGCGATCCAGGCACAAAAAGAAGCAATAGCTCGTGAAAATGCCCTGTTGACTGCGGGCAAGCGCCAGGCCGGTATCCTGGGCACCAGCGATGGTGGTTTTCAAGACTATAGAACTGGGGAAAGACTAACGCCCGAGCAAGCGGCTGCTCGTGTGCAGGCCGCGGGACTACCGCCCGAGACTCTACAGGCAGTACAGCCCAAATCAGCACCGGTCTACGCTGCGGCTCAACAGTCAGTTGATACCACGACCAACACACCCAGCAATCTTGCCGGCGCCAATGCCGAAACGCCCAGTCAGACCAATGGTGGACAGAGCACAAACATAGCATCTCCCACAGGCGAGCCCAATACTGCGGTAACCCCACCGGCTACAACACCCGCGGTGAGCAGCCCACCCAGTCAAATAACCGGTGTAACTCCGGGAATAGTGAATGATCGTATACAGGCACGCATCGCAGGTGAAGTGCCGACTGATACCACTGCTACTCCGGCAGATACCCAGGTAGCGGCACCCACAGCCGCACCGGTATCTGGCAGTTTTATTACAGGTGTGACACCTGGGATCGTAAATGATCGTATACAGGCACGTATTGCGGAAGAAGTGGCCGCAGATGCTGCTACCACCCCGGCAGATACACAGGTGCAGGCCGACACGCCGCTACCACAAGCAGTGCCCATGACTGATGATTTACCGTTACAACCTACTCAGGCACCCGAACCGGTTCTGCCAAGCCAGGCTGGACCCATTGGAACTGCGTATGACGATGAAGGCAATCTCAACCCCGGTTGGGATTTGGTTGACGGTGAGCCCGTTTATGTGGGTGTCAGTAATAATGTATTCACAGCAGCGGATCAAGAAGATGCAGACATTGGTGCCGCGATGCAGCAGAACGCTACCCTGGCCAAGGCACGCGAACAGCGGTCTATACAGGATTGGTACAATCAAACCAATAATCCCGGTGATTGGCGAGTACGCCTGCGGCTAGGACCTGGCGCCACATATCTTTACAAAGCTCAAAGTCCGGGCATCCTGGCACCACTGGTGGCCAGCGATGGGGTGATATATCCATACACACCTACTATTACTACCAATTACACTGCTACCTATGATCGCAAAGATCTCACGCATAGCAATTATCGCGGATATTTCTACAAATCTAGCGCCCCTGGTGACATCAGTATCACTGGTACGTTCACAGCACAAGATACCAAGGAAGCCGAATATCTCTTGGCAGTGATACATTTTTTTAGATCAGCTACCAAGATGTTTTATGGCAAAGATGAATTCCGCGGATCGCCGCCGCCTTTGGTATTTTTGTCAGGTTATGGTCAATATCAATTTAACAATCACCCCTGCGTAATCAGTAGTTTCAATTACAACTTGCCCAATAATGTGGATTTCATAAGAGTGAATCCCATTGTGCAAGGACAAAATCTCGTGGTCAATCGCAATCAGACTTCTAGTACACCGGTTAGTACGATTGATACCATAGTCAATCGTATAAACACTTTGACAAATTTGGCTACGGGTCAGAAAGTTGGAACTGGTGCTTCCGGCGGACCTACAGATCTAGGATTTGTTGCTGGTGCAGTTAGCGGCACAGATCAAACCACTTACGTGCCTACCAAAATTGAAATACAAATAACGCTGTTGCCGATCCAGACTCGTAGTCAGATCAGCCAGCAATTCAGTCTCAAGGATTTTGCTAATGGTAATCTCTTACGCGGAGGGTTCTGGTAATGGCCACATATGATGCTACCAGTCCTTATTATACCACCACATACAGTCAATTCTTTCTGGATGTGATGAACAATCGCCCCATACCCATACAAAGCGATGACATATTGACCACCATATCGTTGACCTATCAATATAGACCCGACCTCATGGCCTATGACCTTTATGGCACTTCCAGCCTCTGGTGGGTGTTTTATCAGCGCAATCCCAACACTCTCACCGCACCGCCTTGGGATTTTCGTGCTGGTACACGCATCTATCTGCCCAAAGAATCTACATTAAAATCTGTGCTGGGATATTAAAGTATGGCCAGTCAGCCTCAACAACCCGTAACCACCAATACAGTGCAAGGTACCGACGCCGGCACTGATACACGAGTACGTACTCTTGATCAAACACAAGGTACCGGATATAACAAAGATGGCTACGCCGTGGGAATACCACTGCAAGATGAAACCGGAGCAGTAAATCCAACCATACGTAAGAATCCTGAAACTGGAGAACTCTATTCAGCTGCTGGACTAGAAGATCCAGCACCACCAAAAATACAACCTGGTGCAGGTAGCAGTGATGATGCTGGCGGAAAAAATGACACTGGGGCCACAGCTACCACAGCGTCGCCAACACTGTTAATTACACCACGACCCAACATATTAGACCAGTATCCCAGCTACACTTGGCAAGCATCGGTATACATGCTTACTCCCGAGCAATACGAGGTGTTTCAAAAAAATCCCAGACAAAAACCCAACAATTATAATTTGCTATTCCAAAGTGGTGGTGCTGCCAATAGTTCTGGCGCGGTACGTGGTGCCCAAGCCGGTACTGCTGCTGCATTTACAAATGGCACCAATACTGATGGACGTAATCCTTTCTTCACCAACGATTTTTATATTGACAACATTACCTTTACGAATTTTGCAGCCGGCAAAGGGACTGGATTAGCTCATACCTTGGCTGATCTTAAATTTACAGTGGTGGAACCCAGTAACATCAGCCTATTAGATAGATTATATCTAGCAGCACAAGATCTATCGCCTGTTAGAAACAAGAAAATCAACTACATGGCTGTGCAATACCTCATGATCATACGATTTTATGCACAAGATGAAACGGGTAATATTGTGCAGGTCAAACAAGGATCCTCAGATGCAGCCGGTGGTGATCGGTATACTTTGGTTGAAAAATATATCCCATTTCAGGTAGCCGGTATATCGTTTTCGATTACAAGTAACTTGGTTTCCTATGATTGGGAATGTACTCCGGTGGGACAAAATGCCGGTCTTAGAATACGCAAAGCTACCATACCAGCTGATGTTGAATTAACTGGTGGCAAAGTTGATGATCTGTTATCGGGGTCGGTGGTATACAGTAAAACGGGAACAGCCGACACAGCACCGGCAGCCACAGCCGATACTAACTCCTCCAATCAGGCCAATGCCAATACACCACCACCGCCCAAGGTTTCTGCATCAGTTATCACTCGTGGTTTAATGGATACCATGAACGAACAAGAGCAGAGATATGTGAGAGAAGGTCGGCAAACCTATGCTAATGTGTACAAAATACAATATACCCCCGAAGCCGAAGCCTTAATCAAAAATGCTACCATAACAAAACCTCACGAGATAGTAAACAAAGCAGCAGTACCAGCCGCAGCAGCGGCCTCGCAGAACACCCAGACATCGAGCCCCGATAAACAGGCCATGACTGTGACATCAAGAAATTATCCTATCACAGCAGGTATGCAATTGGTACAGGCTATAGAATTGATAATTCGCAACAGTAACTATATCACCGATCAAGCCAACATTGTTTTTACTGAAGATGGTGCTCCCAAACCTAATCCCAAGGCTGCTGGTGAAAATCAAGGAGTACGATGGTTCAATATTATTCCTAGTGCCAGACCCATTGGTGGTCAATACGACGAGAAAGTCAATGATTATGCTTATAACATAACTTTCACTATTGCTACCTACGATCTCCAGCAATTCAACAGTGCTTATTTTCCGGCAACAAAGTTCAAGGGCATACACAAACAATATCATTATTGGTTTACTGGGCAGAATACCTCGGTTCTAGATTACAAAGAAACATTCAATACACAATACCTCTGGCAGGTCAGTGGGTCACCAGATCAAGACAGTAATAAAACTCGTGTAGACAAAAAAATAACCAGTAGCATGCGAGATATACCCCTAGTGATGCAGGTAGCTCGTAGTAGCGAAAGTAGTCAGAGCGCACAAAATCGAGCCAATGAATTGGCAGCAAATGCAGCTCAAAACATTTACAATCCCGGAGATTTAGCCGAAGCACGTTTGCAAATCATAGGTGACCCGGCATGGATCATGCAAGGTAGCATTATTGGTGTGGCAGATCCCAAAACAGTTGAGGCTAAACCATTTAATGATGATGGCAGTATAAATTTTGATATGGGCGAAGTTCTGTATGAAATCGCCTGGCAACGTCCCCAGGATTACAGTTTATCAACCGGACTCGCAGATCCCTATTCCCAAACACCCAATGTGAATGGCAGTAGACAACCACTACAAAGTAGAGTGTATCGCTGTATATCGGTCATAAGCGAGTTTCGTGGTGGTAACTTTACACAAACTATCGAAGGTGGACTATACGTATATCCGCTGGCATCCGGCAATAATCGAGCTCCGGATAGCGCACAACCTGATGCCAATTTGCCAAGTACCGCAACTCAAGACAATTCTGGCACAACTAACAATTCCGATAACTATGATCCCAATGCCAGAAACAATGATTCCACTGGTGATACCCAACGTTCCAATGCTGATACTCCAACCATTGTTGGTGGCGGTGTTTCTAATACCGGGGTATTACCTAGTACAAATACCTCAACAGTTACCATGGGCAACTTTTTGAATTCGTCGGTCATGCAAAATGCCAGTGGTGGTGCATCCGGTTTACGATTGGCCAGTATTTTTGATCGTACAGTGGTGGGTACCGGATCCAGCATATCTAACACATTTAATCCTGTGGTCAATGACTTTATACAACCAGTCCTACCACCGGCGCCGGCAGTTAGCAATGGTGTGATAGTAGCCACTGGTATTGTGATACCCACAACCGCACAAGTCAAAGATCCACAAGAAATAGCAAGAGACGCCTAATATGCAAAACGTTGAACGCAATCGCGGCAGACCAGCCAGTTACAAACAGGATCGTGGCGGTACTCCGGCGGAGTACGGGCCATTCCGTGGCAAGATCATGAACAACATAGACCCTATACGTAGTGGTCGTTTACAAGTCTATATTGAAGCATTTGGTGATGGCACCGAAGATGACAGCAGCAAATGGATTACTGTGGGATATATGCCACCATTTTATGGAGCCACACCCACAGGCAAAACTCCCAATACCGGTGATGGCACATATCCCGGTAATCAAAACAGTTACGGTATGTGGTTTACGCCCCCGGACCTGGGTCTTTATGCGATTTGTATTTTTGTAGATGGTGATCGCAGCAAAGGATACTACATTGGTATCGAACCAGTCAACGGTGTAAATCACATGATTCCGGCCATAGGTGCCGAGAGCAATTATATCCCGGCCAATGCCAACCAAGATGCCTATTTTGCCAATGCTGAACGCATGCCGGTTACAGAAATCAATACCAACAACAGTCGATTAGATAATGCTGGTAGATTTTTTGATCAAGCCAAACCAGTGCAAAGTGTAGTGGCCGCCAGCATGTTCCAGCAGGGTGTGGCCAAGGATCCCGAGCGTGGTCCCATACGCAGTTCCGCACAGCGCGAAAGCCCCAGCGCCTGTTTTGGTATCAGTACTCCTGGCACAGCAGTCTATCAAGGTGGTCTCAAACCCAGCGATATCCGCAAAAAGCTCAATAGCGGCACAGTCAAACCCAATGAACTGGAAGTAATTGCTCGCATGGGCGGTCACACCTTGACCATGGATGATGGTGATATTGACGGTAACAACCAGTTGTTCCGTTTTCGCACAGCCAAGGGTCATCAGATCATGATGAATGATACCAACAATTTCATTTACATCTTGCATGCCAATGGTCAGAGCTGGATTGAGCTAGGTGTAGAAGGTACTGTGGATGTTTATAGCAGCAACAGTATCAATCTGCGTACTCAAGGTGATATAAATTTCCATGCTGATCGCGATATCAACATGTGGGCCGGACAAGATATCAAAATGCATGCCCGGCGCGATTTGATACAGGAAGCTGATCGTAACTTTGCACTCACGGCACAAAATGACTTGAAAATCTACAGCAAAAACACACTGTATGTCAAGGCCGACGGCGCTATTGGTATACAAAGTGCCAGCACCACTTGGAATTCAGGTAGCCAATTTACCTTAACTGCGGGCGGCATTGATTTCAATGGTCCGGTGGCCCCTTCGGTTGCTGCACCACAACCTATACCCAAAATAAAATTGGATACAGTAAAATTCAGTACCAGTGAGGGGTGGTTATTGGATTCCGGTAATCTTGAATCTATTTGTAATCGAGCTCCCACTCACGAGCCATGGCCCTATCATAATCTTGGTGTGAATGTAGATATACAATATGAGCAGGGACAACCCACACCACCCCCTGCAGCACCACCCATGCCCGCGGGGGTAACATTGAGGGCCAAATGAACGTCTATACCTTTACCAATCCCATTAATGGACAACAATTCCAGATCGAAGGGCCTGATGCCTTGACTGAAGCGCAGGCTCGGCAGATTTTTCAGCAACAACTAGATGCTGGTAGTTTGGTGGGACTTAAATCTGGAGACCTTATTAACAGCGCCACACAGTTGGCCGGGGGATTGAAATCTGCGGCCAGCCAGTTGAGTCAAAGTTTGGCCGGGGTAGGGGGATCGACCCAAGGTGCATTAACTGGAGCATTTGATGCAGCCACTCAATCCGCATCGTCTATAAATCTAGGATCAATCACTGGCACATTACAGAGCGCGGCCGGCAAATCATTGGGTGCTATCAACAGTACAATCAATAATCTGGTGCCGGCTAATCCCATAAACATCGCAGATCTGTCCAAACAGGCCACCGGCCTGGTACCAATACAGGGACTGAGTCAAGTGGATGTACGTGCAGCCATGAGCTCGGTGTCCACAGCAGTGGATCAAGCAGCCACCGTGCTTAGTGATGATAAAGGCCTGGGCAAGTTTGGATTAGATGCTACTCAGCTAGAACGTGCTGGTATGCTCAAGCCCGGGACAGTCAGTACATATCTATCAGACGGCGCGGCCAATCTATCGCAAGTATTGAACAGTCCCTCGGTCTGGACTGGCGCCGGCGGCATAACAGATGTATCAAAATTGTTGGAATCCGTGCCCAGTCAAGAAAAGATACAACAACAACTTATGAGTCAGGGGCTGAGTTCGTTGAAAGATCTAGGTATACCAACTGATCAATTATCTGTTGATGCATTATCGGGCACGGCATTAAATGCAGCCAAGAGCCTGGGTGATGCTGCAAAATGGGCACAGAATCTACCCTTACCAGCAGAAGTAAAATCCGCACTAGATACCGCGGCACGAGACGGCGCATTTGCCACAAATTTTGCCAATCAAAATGCCAACGATGCAGTGTTACAGCAGGATCCGGCACAACCGGCATCAGATACTGCGGATCGAGCCACAATTGATGCAGCCACAACACGGGTTACCGGTAGTGACAAAGTGCCAGAAGTCAACTATCAATCAGGGACCGCTAAAGACAGTATTATCAAACTGGTGCAAAGTTTTTCTGACAACAGTAATCAGGATTTAGAAACATACAAGAAGCTGAACGCCAGCATCTCTGATTTATCAAAGGCAATCACAGAAGCCAAGACCAGTAATGATCCCATAAAATTATCCGCTGCGATAGACAAGACTAATAATACCATATCTGATTATGAAGCGTTACAGGGAGACTTGCAAGGGTTACAACGACAAGTTACGTATCTTACCAAGGAGTGGGGCAACAAGCCCACAGGGTACACCACAGTGGAAACTCTCCAGGGAAGAGTTTCTTCGGCCTTGGCCAATCTTGAATCTAGCCTAGAAAAGCTCAAAAAACAACTGGCTAGCCAGTCTGGCTAACATATAAATATCACTATGACTACCTTTGTTGGATTCAGTACGGTTAACCGTAGCAAAAAATTTACCCTCACCGACTTTGATCTCATCAAACAGGATCTCATCAATGCTTTTAATATTCGCCAGGGTACATTGCCGGGTCGCTGTGGTACCGGAACTGCGATTTGGAATTTCTTGTTTGAAAACCAAATTGAAGAATTACAAAACAACATCAACCAAGAGATCCAACGCATGGTGGCCCAAGACCCGCGCATACAGGTGGCCAGTGTACAGGTTTTCCCGCAACAGAACGGTATTTTGATCCAATTACAGGTACAAACTGTGGGTAGCACCACGGCAGAAATACTCAGCGTATTCTTTGACCAGCAACAGCGCCGCGCCAGTTATGTATAACTGAGTGGTTTTTGTTTCCCATAAATAACAGAGAAGCAAAAAAGGCGTATACCAATGGCACAAACTACCCGACAGACCGCGATATTTGGTGTTGAAGACTGGAAGCAGATCTATCAAACTTACCGCGAAGCCGATTTCCAAAGCTATGATTTTGAAACTCTACGCAAGAGTTTTATAGATTATCTGCGTCTCTATTATCCAGAAACCTTTAACGATTATGTTGAAAGCTCGGAATTCATCGCTCTATTGGATATTATTGCTTTTATGGGTCAAAGCCTGGCATTCCGCAATGATCTCAATACTCGAGAAAATTACATAGACACAGCCGAACGCCGGGATAGTGTGGTTCGTTTGGCAAACTTGATCAGCTATACAGCTAAACGCAATACCGCAGCCCAGGGTCTGCTTAAAGTATTCAACGTGACCACTACTGAAAATGTGGTAGATTACAATGGCGTAAATCTCGGTAATATCACTGTGAACTGGAATGATCCCACCAACCCCGATTGGCAGGAACAGTTTACCACGATCATTAATGCGGCCTTGATCGATACCCAAAAAGTAGGCCGTCCCGGTAGTCGCCAAAGCATCTTGGGTGTATTGACTGATGAATATGCTGTAAATCTCGTGCCCGGCTTCTTGCCCATAGTGAGTTATACAGCCACAGTTGATGGCATCAACATGCCGTTTGAAGCCATGAGCTCAACAACTGTGGGTGAAGATTACATTTATGAGCCTAGCCCACGTCCTGGCACCAGTTTCAACATGCTGTATCGTAATGATCAGATGGGTTACGCCAGTCCTGATACTGGGTATTTCTTCCTGTTCAAACAGGGTGTGCTACAAAATCAAGATTTTAACTTGGCCGAACGTGTGGCTAACCGTACAGTGAATATCAATATCGAGGGTGTCAACAATACCGATCGCTGGTTATTCCAATTAGACAACGTAGGCACAATTGCTCGTGAATGGAACTATGTAGAAAACATCTATTCCGCTGCCGGACAACAGCAGCAACAATTACGCCCTATCTATACCACTACCAGTCGAACCAATGATCAGATTACCATGGTGTTTGGCGACGGCGTGTTTAGTGAAATACCTGTGGGCACATTCCGGGCCTATGTACGTGCCAGCAATGGTTTACAGTACATAATCAATCCCGAAGAAATGCAAAACGTAGTGATACCAATCAACTATATCAGTCGGAGTGGAAATCTTGAAACAATTACTTTCACTTGTGGTATCACCAAGCCAGTAAGCAACGCGCAGTCACGGGAAAGCATTGACGCCATTAAACAACGTGCTCCAGCACGTTACTACACGCAGAATCGCATGGTCAATGGTGAAGACTACAATCTATTTCCGTTTACGGCCTACAACAGCATCATCAAAAGCAAAGCTGTAAATCGTGCCAGTATTGGTACCAGCCGATACCTGGACCTAGTGGATAATACTGGAAAATACAGTAGCACCAATACCTTTGGTAGCGATGGTGCCTTGTGGCGTGAAAACGTACTGCCCACGGTACTGTTCTCGTGGACCAATCGAAATGAAATTGCTGATGTGATCACCAATCATGTTGAGCCCGAAATCACAGCCAACACCATGCGACAATTCTATTATGAGAATTTCCCGCGTGAGGCCATGAACACCTTGGACATAGTATGTACAGCCACCACAGCCAGCGTTAATACCATCACTGTGGGTGGTTCAAACTCGCAGGATTTTTTCTCTCGTTACGCTTACTTGGGTGCACCATTGACGTTTACTGAAACTGTAGCTGGCGGACTTATCGCAGGCTTGACTTACTATATCATAGCCATTGATGCACTTAATTCCACAATCAAGGTCAGCACAGCACCACAAGGTTCAACCATAATATTGACTACCACCAGTGCTGTGATGCCGGCGGTTGTGAATCTTAATACCTATGGCAGCACGTGGCATCAAAGTACCACATTGGCCAACGAAACAACAGGCTATTTTCAGAATGCATCTGGAGATCCTGTTGCAGTAGGTAGCACATCCACCACACGATTCCAATTTGCTATTGTGGGAAGTCTTATACGATTTACAGCACCGTCTGGCTATTATTTTGATAGCAACAACCATCTACAGATCGGTTCTCCCAGCAAGGCTGATGAACATTTGGAAATCTGGGCCAGCCCCATTGCTGTTACCGGCGATGGGTACAATGGTGGTCGAGGAAATCTCACTTCGGGTCTAGGCCCGGTAGTGCTTAACAATTTTGTACCCACTGGTGCCATCGTTGATACGATTATACCGTTGTTTGTGACCAATCTTCCCACATCGGTGCAGTTGGCCATGACTGAACAGATATTGCTGTTCAAGACGTTTGGGCTAGGATATGACAATAATGGTAGCGTGACAGGAACACCCTATTCATGGTACATCATCACAGCCAACAACATCAATGTTGATGCGACGTGGAGTCAAGAATATGCCGGCAATACAACGGGTGCCAATCTTGACTCGTCATGGTTGGTTCAATTCGTTGTTGACAATCAAAACTACACTATTTCTTTCCGCGGACTAGCCTACAACTTTGGTAGTGTTCTCCAAACACGATTCTTCTTTTACGGCGGAGAAAAAATTTACGACAGCCGTACTGGTACTGTGATCCGAGATTTTGTAAATGTGCTGGCAGTAAACACTCAACCGGACACTACACAACACCTGCCCGGTGATATACCCATGACCATTATAGGTCAACCTGTGGAGTCTGATGGTTATGTAGATGATTTTCAGGTGCTGGTAAGTTATCAGGATCGCGATAATGATGGTGTACCTGACAATCCCGATTTCTTCAATGAGATTGTGGCACCCGATGTCACACCCACTCAAAAATTGATTTTCCTTCAACAGACTGTGGACTTTGATAATTTACAACGATACCTCTTGGTTGAACCCGGTGTGGTCAATAGTGATTATGCCACACTAGATGATATTGAACTGGTCAAAACACAATGGACACCGGGACAGGTTTTTTATGCCTACGGTGATCAATTGTTCTATCAGCTGTCGGTTAACACCAGTGGAGTATTGGTAGTAAACGCCGTGACCGGTTGGATAGCACGTACCGGTCGACAAAGTCTGTATTTCCAGTATCGGCACAATGCACCACTCACTGCCCGTATTGATCCTGGTACTACCAACATTATTGATCTATATCTGGTGACACAGCAATACTACAATGCCTATCAGAATTGGTTGCGTGACACAACCGGTACTGTGATTGAGCCCGATCAACCCACTATCGGTGAACTCACTGCTGCATATCAAGGGCTAGACGATTACAAGATGCTCAGCGACAACATCGTGATGAATTCTGTGACATTTAAACCCTTGTTTGGTGCCAAAGCACAGCCCACACTAAGAGCTACTATCAAGGTAATACGTGAACAAAATAGCACTGCCAGCGATTCTGAGATCAAGACCGCGGTGCTGGCTCAGATGAATGCGTATTTCAGTATTGACATTTGGAATTTTGGTGATACTTTTTATTTTTCAGAGTTAGCAGCTTATCTGCATCGTACATTAGGCACCATTATCTCTTCTGTGGTGTTGGTACCGCTAGATCCACAAAAGAGTTTTGGTGATCTCTATGAGATACGCAGTCAACCCAATGAAATATTTGTTAATGGTGCTACTATCGACAACATCGATGTTATACAGGCTCTTACCAGCACCAACCTTCGTACCGCACCCGGCAGTGGAGTAGTTTAATGGCTCGAACTAGAACAGTAGATTTTCTTCCAGAGATTTTTCAAACCGATACCAATCGCCAATTTTTGGCAGCTACATTGGATAATCTGGTGCAGGAACCACAGTTTAAAACCACCCAAGGCTACATTGGAAGAACTGTGGGGCCTGGTGTCAATCCCGATGATCATTATGTAATTGAGCCCGACAAGACCCGAGCAGTGTATCAATTGGAACCCGGTGTGGTCAGTCTAAATCCGGCAGATACTCGTAGTATCACCGATGCCATCACATATCCTGGTATACTGGATGCCATATCTACTCTTGGCGGTATGGGATCAAAATCAGATCAGCTCATGCAGAGCGATTATTATACATGGGATCCATTCTGTGACTTTGACGCATTTGTAAATTTTGCGCAGTATTATTGGTTACCCAACGGACCGGACGCTGTGTCGGTTAATTCAGCTGGGGTTCCCATTGTCGAAACATTTGATGTTACTCGCGGCCCCACTGGATATAGTTTCAGCGGTGTGGCCGGAACCAATCCCACTATAGAATTGGTGCGAGGTGGAAATTATCAGTTCCGTGTGGCACAGAATCAAAAAGAAACTGTCACGTTTAAAGTTAGCAACAACGGATTGGTTGGTTACACAATCGATAACGCAGTAAACCCCACGCTGACTCTGGTGCGCGGTAATACCTATTACTTTAACTTGGTATTGCGTGGACCCTATCCGTTTTGGATCAAGACACAAAATCAGTTGGGTACTGGATATGCCTATAATGATGGCGTGACTCGTAATGGTTCCATCACGGGCCTGGTCACATTTGTGGTACCCCAGGATGCACCCGATACTCTGTACTATGTAAGCGAAAATCAAACCAATCTACAAGGTATGATCAACATTGTTGATGGAACCGAGGGAACCGGCCCCGGATTTTGGATTCAGACCGAGCCGGGAATTTCGGGACGACAAACAACTAGCCCAAATCTTTCCACACGCGAAATTGTGGGTGTGGTCAATAACGGCGAAGACCTTGGCACTATAACATTCAACGTGCCCGGCCGCACCAATCAACAGTATTTTTATGATTTGCCTCTGTTTAGTTTGCCGGTTGATTTGATCACGGATCTGCAACTTAGCGATCTGCAAAATCAAAGCGTGGATTCATTCATTGCCACTTATAATGGCATTGATGGCATAACCAGCCTCAATAATCGCACTGTTATTTTTACAGGTGATGACCCTGGTATTGAACCACCCAATACGCGACAATTGTATCAAATCACTTACAACTATATTGATAATCTGGCCTACATGAATGTGACCAAGATTAGTGATATCCCTACACAGAGCAAGTGGTCAATACGCTATGGCGCCAAATGGGCCAACACTCAATGGTATAAAACTCCCGATGGCAGCTTCGCGCAAATACCTGCACTAACATCAGCTCTGGATACACTCTACTATCAAGACGGTATTAACTCGGGATTCACAGGCCAAATCAAACTGTTAGAACCCGCAAATAGTACCACGATTTTCATTGATGATATTCTTGGCAAGAAAAACTATACCAGTCCTAACGGAGTGGTGTTTACCAACGGTCTCAAAGTTTACTTCCAAGGTAATATCATACCCGAAAGCTATGCCAGTGATACCATATCATTTGAATGTACACAGACCACATCTGGACAAAATCTCATAGCTACCTATGATACCAGTTTTCTATATCGTGGACAAAAAGTAATTTTCTCAGCAACTACTCTAGGCGGTCTAGAAGCCGGTGTGCCCTATTACGTACATCAGGTTTATAACCAGCTGGAATTTTCTGTTTCGGCCACACCCGGTGGCGCCATAGTGCAATTGTTGGATGGTGCTGGTAACATGCCCAGCCAGGCCATAAACCTGCGTGAATATTACGTGAGCGGTGTTGGTACCAGCATACAATTATTGCCGGTTACAGATTTTGTGGTGCCCGAACTCTATGCCAATGACGCCGACTCTACCACAGTGGGAACACAGCCTGCAGATTTTGATTATATCACCATAGATCGTGCCAGCCCTGATCGCAATGCCTGGAGCCGTAGCAACCGTTGGTTCCACATTGATGTTATCCAGGCCACAGCTACCTATAATGATACTCTAGTGGATGTTGACAATCTCAGTAAAGCACGTCGCCCCATCATACAATTTAGATCTGGTCTCAAGCTATTCAATATGGGCAGCCAAGGGATTGATCCGGTGGATGTGATTGATTTTGATCAAACTGATGCTCTCAGCAATGTTGAAGGCGCAACCAGTTATACAGTTTATGGATATCAGTTTATTAATGGCACCAGGGTAATATTTGCCAATGATAGCGATCCCTTGGCACGTAATCGTGTATATGAAGTGGAATTTATCTACCCCGATACAGTGCCACCCATTGCTACGCAACCAGTCATACATCTTCGTGAAGTAGAGGCAGTATTGGCAGACCAATCAGTGGTGATTCTCAATAGCGGCACAATTGATACACCACTTCCTGCGGGAGAAACAGTGGTAATCAATGGCGCCACTATTGTCAAGGGACGTGCGGGATACACTTATTGGTATGATGGTTCCAATTGGATACTAGCACAACTTAAAACCAGCGTACAACAAGCACCACTGTTTGATGTGTATGACATGCAGGGCGTGAGTTTTTCTGACACTGTCAAATACCCTAGTAATAATTTCACTGGTTCAAAACTGTTTAGCTATGCTCTTGACGATACCACTATACTGGATCCAGTACTGCGATTGCCACTCAAGTACCAGACCATAGCCAATGTGGGTGACATTGTTTTTGACAACAATCTCTATAACGATAGTTTCGTTTACACACAAAACAACACCAGCAGCACTGTGATGATCAGCAGCGGTACTCCGCGTGAATATAGCGATCGCACCACCTATCAACGTTTGTTGGGCTGGCAAAATGCTGCAACTACGTCTTTGATATATCAACAATTCCGCTTTGTGTTTACCAGCATAAACCTACAGCTGGATGTGGCTGTTAGCACTCGCCAAGATGTACCGGTGTTGAAAATCTATGTGAATGGTGTATTTCTTTATCCCACAGAGTACAGCTATATTATCAATGGCGACACTACTACGATAACACTGAATTCAGCACCTGTGGCCGATAGCGTGATTGAAGTGTTGGCTCTGAGCGATCAGACCAGCAAGTTGGGATTTTACCAAGTACCCATCAACTTGCAAAACAACCCATTCAACTCCAATAGTGCAGAATTCACTTTGGGCACAGTGCGCCAACACTATCAGAGCATTTGCGAAAACCTAACAGATCTGTCGGGCTTGATCAATGGTGCCAACAACACCCGTGACCTTGGAGACATTGTTCCTTATGGCCTGGTGATTTTGCAGCAGAGCGCACCACTCACAATGGCTGGTTATTTCCTGCGTAGTAACCAGTTTAATATCTTTAACAGTCTGGTATATAACGGTCGCGAATATACCAAATATAAAAATCTGATTTTACAAAATGTCACGCAGCAGACCTTGAATTTCCAAACTCCAGCTGAAATACTAGACACAGCGATTGATTCTATTGTGACAGGTCGTGTACAAAATCAACCTTTTTACTGGTCTGACATGTTGCCTTCGGGCGCCGAATATCAAGAAACGGTTTATCAGATCAATTTCATCACAACCACTGTTTTCAATACTTTGCAAACTTACGATTATACCAGCGCAAATTATCTAGGCATGGATGTGTATCTTGATGATACCATATTGATTCGTGGGCGTGATTATGTAGTTGAACCAAATGCTGCTCACATACGTGTGCTGATTACTCTACAAGTGGGTCAAACTCTGACCATACGAGAGTACGCCAGCACCGCGGGCAGTTTCTGTCCTAACACCCCCACCAAATTGGGATTATATCCGGCCTGGGAACCAGAAATAGTTATTCAAACCACTACACTGGGTGAGCAAGGCATGATCATTGGTCATGATGGTAGCGCCACACCTGTATTTGGTGATATACGCGATCAAGTGTTGCTGGAATTTGAACGCCGTATCTACAACAATCTCAAACTGGACGACAATCCGGTACCTCTGACCATGGCTGATGTATTGCCGGGAGAATTCCGACGTACTGGATTCACCAATAGCGAAATACAGACAATCTTGAATCAAGATTTTCTCAGCTATGTGGCCTGGAACAAGCTGGATTATACTCGGCAAGAATATATCTCCAGTAATGAATTCACCTACAATTACAACTCTAGCCAAAGTTTACTTGACAATGGTTACTTGCCCGGCGCCTGGCGCGGCATCAATCGATTCTTTTACGATACTCAACAGCCACAAGACACTGCTTGGGAAATGCTGGGATTTTCTCGCAAGCCCGACTGGTGGGATCTTACCTATGGTCCCGAACCCTATACCAATGGCAATTTTGTGTTGTGGGATGACCTTGAAGCCGGTATTGTGCGCGATCCCCTGGGTGCCTATGTAAACCCTTTATATGTGCGTCCCGGTCTTACACAAGTGATACCCTCTGGCAGCGAGGGAGAACTATTACCGCCCCTACAATCAGTGGTGGGGACTTACGATGCTCAACAATTTGAAAAGAATTGGAGTTTGGGCGATGGTGGTCCAGTAGAAGCTTCATGGTGGAACAGCAGCCTGTATCCATTTGCTGTGATGCGAGTATTGGCATTGACACGTCCGGCCAAATTCTTTTCTTTATTTGCGGATCGTGATCTGTACAAGTATGACACAGAATTTAACCAGTATCTCTACAATGGACGTTACAGACTAGATGCCAGCAACCTAGAAATTTACGGAAATGGGGTCAGCAAGGCCAGTTTCATTGACTGGATTGTGGATTACAATCGACAGACCGGCCTAGACAGTACCACACGATTGCATGATGACTTGGCCAATCTAGATGTACGTTTGTGCTATCGTATGGCCAGTTTCAGTGATCCACAATATATCCAACTGACTACAGAGCGCAGCACACCGGGTAGCACCAATACTGGGTTTGTAATACCGCCCAACAGTTATGATCTGCTGCTATACAAAAATCAGGTGTTTGCCGAGACTACCTATAGCTCGATCATGGTGCAACGAGTTGACAACGGATATCAGATATTTGGTTATAGTACCCTGACTCCCTATTTTACAGCATATACTGCCATGGCCACTTCGACACCACAGACGTTTAGTGCCGGTGGTGTTACTGTGAGGATCAGCACGGTATTCAGCAACCAAACACAACAGATACCTTACAGCAATATATTTGCCGACGAGTCGGCTGTGGCAGAGTTTTTGTTGGGGTATGGTCGTTGGCTGGAAAGTCAAGGTTTTGTGTTTGACACTATTGCCAATGGTTATGTGTTGGACTGGACACAAATGGTTGTGGAATTCCTGTATTGGTCAGGGCAAGGTTGGGGGAACAATAGTTTAATCAATCTCAATCCCCTGGCTCAACGTCTCCAGATCACTCGTGAACAGTCCATAGTGGATAGCATCGTAGCTCAAACTGCCGACAACATTCTACTAGATCAAAATCGTCGGGAATTGCCCACACGTAATCTCAACATTGTTCGTTTGGGCAATACATTTACTGTGGAACCCTTGACCGATCAAAGTCTCAGTTTCATAGATCTACGTTATACCAGCTACGAACACATGATAGTTCTCAATAATCGTAGTGAATTTGGTGATCTCATATATGACCCCATTACTGGTGCACGGCAATTTAGATTGAGTTTACGCGCCAACACCACTACTCAGTGGAATGGTAGTGTAGATGCGCAAGGCTTTATTCTCAACCAAGACAACATACAAGAGTGGACTGGCCTCCGTACTTACAGCAAAGGTGAACTAGTCAAACACAAGGGTAGTTATTGGAGTGCAGCCACAATTGTACAACCCAGCACCACCTTTAACTATAATGATTGGTTGCAGAGTGACTACACTCGTATACAGCAGGGTCTACTGCCCAACTTGGCCAACAAGAGTACTCAATTACAGATTACCTATGATATCAATCAAGGCAATCTTGATCCCGAAGAAGATCTGTTCAGCTTTGGCTTGATCGGGTTCCAACCACGCCAATATCTGGCAGCATTGAACCTCGACGAAATCAGTCAGCTCAACGTCTATCGACAATTTTTGGGCAGCAAGGGTACATTGCTCAGTGTGGAAAATTTACGATCGGCACAACTCAGTAAAGAACAAGCCGATTATGATGTTTATGAAAACTGGGCAATCCAACGTGCAGTTTATGGAGCCAATGCCAATCGCTGTTTCTTTGAACTCAGACTCAACAGCGCATTACTTACTGCCAATCCCAGCACTATACAGATCATAAATGCAGGTCAGTTCAGTCCTGCAGATCAAAGTGTGCCAGTTGGTACTATCTGGCGTGAGAGTTTCAAGATAACTTCGCCTGATGTATTGCCTACTACTACACAATTGCCCACTGACACTGGATTGCCCACAGCAGGGTATGTCAATCTGGACGAAGTTGATGTCACAGTGTTTGACATCAATGATGTTACCAGCCTCTCGGCCAATCTCAGTAAAATTCATGAAGGCTCCACGATCTGGGCAGCAAAGGTCAATGAATACGACTGGAACATTTATCGAGCAGATTCAGTTCCGGGTACCATAAATCATCTTTGCGACAATCTTGATGGTACCAGCTTGGTAATCTTTACCAAACAGCACAACCTACAACCTGGCAATAAACTGATTGTAAGATTCTTTGATTCCGCAGTTGATGGTGTTTATACAGTGCTCACAGTGCCCAGCTTGGAAACTGTGACCATTGCCTACTCATTCCCGCCCGGCGGTCGCAGCGTGATTGATGGCACAGGTCTAGGATTCACATTAAACACCATGCGAGTGGCACAATTTAGCGACTTGGTGAATCTGCCCTATGCCAATCAGCTGGTGCCTGGTGCTCGCGCCTGGATAGATGACAATGGTTCGGGTCGCTGGGCCGTATACGAGAAACAAGATATCTATCAGCCTACCACGACCCTGACACCGCAACTGTTGGATGCTACTGAACAATATGGTAGCAGCGTATCCATGGGTGCAGATCAACAGGCCGCTCTGGTAGGTAGTCCACGATATGGATTTGGTACTGGGACCGAGCGCGGTGCTGTCTACACCTATGTGAAAAATTACTCTGGCACTTATCAACCGGTGAGTCCCACAAATGGATCAGACGCTCTGCTAATTCTTGGGGCCACAGGAGTAAGACACTATGGAACTTCGGTAGATTTTGGTAATCTTGATTGGGCAGTGTCTGGTGCACCCGCCAGCTTGAGCAGCACCAGCCTTGCCAACGCTGGGTATGCTGGTATAATTTATCGAGACCCCAGCGCGGCAGGTCCGGGCGTAAATCCCTACAGCAATTATCAATTGCTGACAACACCGGGCGATGTGGCCGCAGATCAAGCGCAGTTTGGTTGGGCAGTGGCCATGAGCGATGATGAACGTTGGCTATATGTGTCGGCACCTGATCAGGTACATGGCGAAGTGCATGCCTACACTCGTGTGCAATGGCAAAACCAATCGGTCACAGACAAGGGCGATGGCATCACTAAAACTTTTGCTTTCAGCGATCACATACAGATCAGTCTGAATACTCAAATTTTTGTCACAGTAGATGGAGCATTACAGACCCTAGGTGTAGATTACACCGTGGATGCTGGACTAACTCAAGTTACCTTTGCCGCAGCACCATTTGCAGATACAGACATACTGATTCAGAGACGCAATCTAGTATCGTTGAATCCCACAAGTGGTCCTGTTTACAATATCAAACAGTACTTCTTCCAGGTAGATCTAGTTGACAGTGACATCTATAGTTTCCAGGTATTGCTGAATGGTGAACTATTGCGCGCCAACATTGACTACACGTTCAATACCGGTACCAAGGCACTTACTGTACCTGGGTTGGTGCCGACTGACAGTCTGGTTGTACGAGCAGAGTTTTATTGGCGTTACGTTGATACCATAGTACCTCCCACACCCTCTGGCACATTAGCTAGATTTGGTTATAGTTTGGCTTGCACCACCGATGGTCGTCAAGTCTTGATTGGCGCTTTGAATCAAGATGTAAATGGCCAGGTCGAAGCCGGTGCTGTGTACGTTTATGATCGTGATGTACAGCGTTTCCACTACGGTGAAACCAGTACAGTGACTTTCACCGTATTGGGCTCGGCACCAGATCCGCTGGCTGTTTCGGTCTTGGTCAACAACAAATTCTTGACACCCGAGACTAGCGCATTGGTTAATACAGCCAATAGCTTTTCGATCAGTGGCAACAACATCACAGTCAACACCGATCTTGCAATAGGTGATTTCGTAGATATTGAAACCAATCAATTCTCCTTGGTACAGGTTATTGATCAGCAAATACCGGCAGAATTCAGCAATTTTGGCGAAAGTGTGGATATTTGCCGTAACAATTGCAGTCTCTATGTGGGAGCACCACAAAGTAGTTTGCAGATTTTCAAGGGCGGTGTAGTAGAACGCGAAATCAACCAAAGCAGATTATTTGGTAGCACGATCAGCACGATCAAGAATCCCACAGTAACACCCGGGGATACGCTACGTGTGAACAATCAAGATGTTGTGGTTCCCGCAGCCGCTGGATCAGTGTCCAGCCTACAAGGCCTGATAGCAAATATCAATGCCGAAGTGCCCAACGTATCGGCTGTGTTGATAGATGGTCTAGTACAAATAACTGTCAAGAACTTTGCTTCGGCACCCTACGCCAACAAATTGCAAGTGGCGCCCGGTACCGTGGGAACCACGTTTGATGATCTTGGATTTGACACTTTTGTTTTCGCTCAGACAATACAAAGTCCCTATCCGGTCAGCTACGCTAAATTTGGTGGAACTTTGACCATCAGTGATACAGCCACTGAGCTATTGGTATCAGCCACTCGCGGTACCACGTACTTGGTACAGATATTTGATACCGGCCTCACAGAATTTGATGCTGGTGCTACTATATTTTTCAGTGCCACACCTGACAGTGGTGCAGTCTATGTGTTTGATTACCTACCACCAGCCGCAGCCAGTGCCACCAGCCCTGGTGCATTTATCCTGGGACAACAGATTGGTATTCCCAACTTGGAATCGCTAGATGCTCTAGGCACAGCATTGAGTTATCGCAATGGTGTGTTGATGATGGGCGCACCTGGTAGTGATCTTGGTGATAGCAGCAGTTCTGATTATGGTCGTGTCTATATCTGGCAAAATCCCACACGCGAAAGCGCATGGAAACCACTGCATGTACAGGCCCCGGTTGTGGATGTACGTCTTTTGAACGGTGTATATCTCTACAATCTCAACACCTTGAGCACTACAGATTTCCTTGACTTCTTTGATCCCTTGCAGGGTAAAATCTTGGGTGCTGCACAGCAGAACATTGATTTTATCTCGGCCATTGATCCGGCCAGCTACAATGCAGGTCCGGTCAATCTGCGTGGCACAACCTGGGCACAAGACCATGTGGGTCAAGTATGGTGGGATATTAGTACAGTTCGCTTTGTTGATCCAGCACAGGACAATATCGTTTACGCCGCTCGTCAATGGGGTCAAGTTTTCCCAGGTAGCTCAGTGGATGTGTATCAATGGATAGTCAGCGATACTCCACCGGCTGCTTACACAGGTCCTGGTACGGTGCACAACAATTTGAGCTATAGCATCAACTCGGTATTGACTCCGCAGGGAAATATACAAACTCAATACTTCTTCTGGGTACGCGGACTAACAACCACGGCCACCAATAAAGGCAAGACGTTACCGGTGTCGGCGGTGGCGCAATATATTGAAAACCCCAGACTCAGTGGTATTGCATATCTGGCTGCGCTGGATGCTAATACAGTGGCCATTTACAACTGTGCTGGATTACTAGAGGCACAAGACACTGTGTTGCATATTGAGTTTGACCGAGAACTCAATGATGACAACATACACGTGGAATACGAATTGATACCACAGGGCCGAGCCGATGGGTGGATCAGTGACAATCTTTATCGTAAATTGTTAGACAGTTTCTGCGGTGTGGATACTGCCGGTAATTTAGTTCCAGATCCTACATTAAGTCCAGCCGAACAATATGGCGTGCAATTCCGACCCAGACAAAGCATGTTCAATGATAGATTTGCGGCTTTACGTAACTATATCATACGTGCTAACACAGTGATGGCCCAATATCCCATCTCTGAAATGCGTAGTTTTGCTCTACTAAACAGTCAGGAACCAATACCTGCAACCAATTCAGGCGCATACAATTTTGAAGTGGCCAATCTAGAAGTATTGAGTTATCAAAATATCTATACAGTGCCCCTGGGATATCGATACTTGGTACTCAGCGATAGTTCTGAATTTGGTCTCTGGAGTATCTATGAGGTAGGCTCTATTGGTAGCGCACGGCAATTGCAATTGGTGCGAGTGCAAAATTATCGCACATCTGATTATTGGAGTTATATTGATTGGTATCGTCCTGGGTACAATCCCAGCACTAGATGCGTGTTGACAGTACCAAACTATGCAACACTCAGCACCATAACAGTGCCGGTGGGATCCAGTGTTCGCGTCAGCGCCAATTCTCAGGGACAATTTGAGATTTATTTACTAACCGACACCGGTTGGGAACGGGTGGCTTTACAAAACGGTACCATAGCGATCAATAACAGTATCTATGATTATGTGGCAGGTGGTTTTGGTTATGATACTGAAGTATATGATGCTAGATTGTTTGACCAAGCACCCACAACTGAAACACGCAAGATTCTACAAGCGCTCAATGAGGAGATTTTCATTGATGAGCTTTTGATTGAACGCAACAATCTCTTGATGTTGACGTTTGATCTTGTGTTGCAGGAATTCGCAGCACCACAGTGGCTAGTCAAGACCAGCTTGATAGATGTGGATCATAGGGTACGTGGATTGTTGCCATTCCCTAACTATCAACGCGACAATCAGGAATTTGTATCAGACTATATCCAAGAAGTCAAACCCTATCATGTACAGGTGAGAGAATTCAATTTGCGATATTCGGGTCTTGATCAATACTCTGGCGACGATACTGACTTTGATGTACCAGCATACTGGAATACGGACTTGGTACCGGCACAATATACCAGCCCGGTACTCATGCCCTATGCTCAAAGTCAAGCTACTGGCAGTCCTGATACCAATAATAGCAACGCCGAAGCTAACAATCCAATATGGACTCAATGGCCTTGGAGTCAATGGTACAACAATTTCTTGTTGAGCATTGAGAGTATAGACGTATTTGATGGTGGTTTGGGTTATGTTTCACCACCTACTGTGACTATTGAGGGTGATGCATTACTACCCACCTTGGCCGAGGCGATCATTGATGATTTAGGCTCGGTTATTGCGGTAAACATAACTCGCGCCGGCAGCGGATACCGCACTCAACCGGTAGTGGTTTTTTCAGCTGGTGGTACTATCACTGCCAGAGCCTATGCACGTATGACTGGCTTGGGGTTAGGCAAAGTCTATAACTCGTCAACAATACCGGATGTCTATCAACAATATAATCTGGCGCGCAGTGTACGAGTCAATATAAAATTTGACCGATACCAATATCAGAGTCAAGTGGAGATCTGGAGCCCCGACGGAACCTATGCTGATGGTACGTTGGTGAGATACGATGATCGAGTGTGGCGTGCACAAAGCCAGGATTCTACACAAGTGGTTGGACCCACGTTTGATCTTGAAAACTGGGTACCTGTTCCGGCCTCAAGTCTAGGTGGAGTAGATCGCACCCAGGGCTTTTACGTGGCCGGTGTCAATGCCCCGGGTCTGGATCTACCGCTCTTGATTGATGGGATTGATTATCCTGCTGAACAGGTCTGGGGAGAAGATTTCCAGGCCACAGATCCCTTGAACACAATCTATTCCAGCAGCTTTGCTGATATATATTTGGGCACACGCCCCACCGACATCAATGTTGATGGTGGAAAATATCTGGGTCTAACAGAAGGTCATGCACCCCAAGAACTGGTAAATGGTAGCGAATTTGACACACTAGATCTCAGAGTGTATACCAGACCTGGTGCAGATTGGACTCGCAGTGGTCATGGCTTCTCTATTGGATCTCGTATTTTCCAATATGATACCAATACCGATTCGGCATCTTGGGATGGTATATTGTCATTTGTGGCCCAAGTCTTGGTCAGCAATACCACTACCAATCGTGATCTAGCATTGGGTATTGATTACGCTATTGATTGGGTCAATCGCACTGTTTCAATACTGCCCAGCAGCAATGTCAATTATGGTGACAACATCGACATCACTGTGTATGGCGCCGGCGGCGGCAATCAGTTGTACCGCGTGGATCTTACCGGTGCAGATCTGGTAGACAATCAAATCATCATACCTGTTAATGCTGCCGAAATCAACAGCATCATGCTATTGCTAGATGGTCAAGCCAGTGATCTCTATCAATGGGAAGCATGGGTGCCCAGCGAATCGTGGAATATCAACAACAGCTATGATCAAAATATTCTAGTCAACGACCTCAACAGTTTTGGTACTATCTATTTTAGATCTATACAGCCCGTACCTGCAGGGATCACGCTGGATAATTTGTTATATTGGCAACCATTTGTGCCACAACAACAAAGTATCGTGACCATAGATGACACGATAACTGCTTCTACTGGTATCAGTCTCGTGGCATTGGGTCTAGACCAGACCACAGCTGGGGATTTTGTGGTTGGTCGTAGTTATACCATAACCAGTGTGGGCACTACCAATTGGATCAGTATCGGTGCTGCCAGCAACACTGTGGGAGTGACATTTGTGGCCACGGGTGTGGGCACCGGCACAGGACAGGCCACCACGGTCTACGGCTGGAGCACGCCCCAGGTACAATATCAGATTGCTGACAGCAACATAGTATCTTCGGCCACTATCATGCTCACAAACAGTCTCGAAGGCACTAACCCTGCAAATCTAGTGGTCACCAGGAACGGTCTACGATTGACACCAGCGGCTGGCATTGAGTGGATTGGTGATGGTACATCACACAGCTTTGGTTTACCACAACGCCTAGGATATGATTACGGTTGGAACCAAAGCAACATTGATGCAGCCACAGATGTACAAGTGTGGGTTGATAGCATATTGCAGATACAGGGATCTGGCAGCATCGTGGGTGACTACAGTGTTACCAACTGGAGCGGATCCAATACTCCGGGACGCCAGGTGGTATTTGTAAATCCCCCAGCCGACGGCGCACAGGTTTTGATCTCGGTTAGCACCAGATCTGACTATGTCGTGGTTGACAACCAATTAGAAATACGTACCGGTGTGAACCTTGGTGATGTATTTGCTATAACAACCTGGAATGATACCTCACAACAAAACGCGCTTACACAGTGCTTCTATGGGCCAGTTCCGCAAAACACGCCAGTTATTCAAGGATATGATAGCACCAATTATGATCCTGACTTTGTGACTGCCGGCGCAACTGGGATAGTCAATGCTGGTGCATTTTTGGTAGGTGAAACCTATACCATTGTCACAGTGGGAACCACGGACTTCATGGCCATAGGTGCTGCCAGCAATACTGTAGGAGTAACATTTGTGGCCGCAGGTACCCCTGGCACAAATGTGGGATCTGGTACTGGTACAGCATCGGGTACTGTGTACAGTCGCAGCAGCACCACCGATGCGTTTAACAATACATCGGGCAGTTTTGATTATAGCACCAGCGCATTGATCTACAGTAACGAGTTTGATCTAGGTCGCGCAGTACCAGCAAATCGAGTCTGGGCCACACTGGATGGTCAGAGATTGTTTGAAGGTGAAGATTTTGTGATGCAGGGATCTGTATTAGTGTTGAATCTAGGTACTATCAAGACCAATCAGATTCTAGCGGTGACCATATTCACCAACAGCGTGGTACCCGAAACTGCTGAGTTTCGTGTGTTCCAGGACATGCGTGGTGTACAGGCCACCTACCGTATCACACAGGCCACTACCACACGAGTCACGGCACCGATAGCCATTACTGATGATGTGATCTACGTGGAAAATGCTGCGGCACTTACAGCGCCGGCCTTGGCCCTGGGTGTGTTTGGTGTAGTGACCATAGGTGGCGAACGAATCACTTATCGTGAACGCAATCTAACCACTAATTCTATATCGGGCCTGCGTCGTGGTACTGCCGGTACTGCTGCTGACAGCCACAATGTGGGTGACAGTGTGTACAGCATGGGACGCGGTAATCTCTTGGAACAACAGTACCAGGACTACTATGTGAGCGATACCGGTGTAGGCGATGGCAGCACTTCGGTATTTTACGCCCCCAGTATTACCACCCAAGATTTTGGTGATAGCAGCACAATTTGGGTAGACAGCATTGAAGTTTATGTGGGTGGTGTGCGCCAATATAGAGCAGGCGAAGCTGGTAACAGCACATATCACTGGATAGCTACAGATTTTGATCCAGTTGCTATAGAATTTGTGGCGTTGCCGGGTGAGCTAGATCCACAAATAGCACCCCCGCCCGGTGTGGAAGTAGTGATATTACAGCGTCGAGGAACCTGGTGGTATTCTATTGCAACACCGGCTGAACGAGCGGAATCGCTACAGGAAAATCCCGGAGTGGCCGCAAGGTTCTTGACCGATAGATAGGGTGGATAAATAACAAATCATGAATGCAAATACCATTCCCCAGAGCAGTGCTCAAACCGTGGCGCAGCCCACTAAAAAACCCAACGAAAATAGCACCATTAGGGTCGAAGCCTATATGCGTATTTTTGACCCCAAGACCAATCAAACTTTGCGGGAGGGGCGAGCATGATAGAGCCGGGACTATGTAAGATACAGGGTTTCGTAAAAATCTACGACCCCAATAGTGGTGAAGTTCTAGTTGATAAATGCAATGCCATACACTATGAGAATATGAGTATCGCCATGGCGCAATCACTGAGTGATCGCAATCTTGGCTATATCTACAGCATGGCATTTGGTAACGGTGGTAGTTCGGTAGATCCCACTGGCGTGATCACGTATCTGCCACCCAATACCACGGGGCAAAATGCCAATCTCTACAACGAAACCTATAGCAAAGTGGTTGATGAAAACAGCGCAGCAGATCCGGATCCCATCAATAACAAAATGACAGTTCTGCACACCGCGGGCAATGTATATACTGATATCTTGGTCACCTGTTTGTTGGATTACGGTGAACCACCACAGCAGCAGGCCTTTGACAACAGTACCGATTTCAATGGTGAATATGTATTTGATGAGTTGGGACTCAAGGCCTGGAATGGTAGTGCAGAAAATTTACGATTGATCACACATGTGATTTTTCACCCGGTACAGAAAAGTCTTAACAGACAAATACAGATTGACTATACCTTGCGTATCCAGACGTTGAGCAATATCAACGCCGTATAAATATCACAAAGATTAGGTTCTAAACATGGCATATACCATAACACTCACAGACGGCACAGTTTTTGCTACTATCGCTGATGGTTCAGTGAATCAAAGCAGTAGCGTAACTTTGATTGGTAAAAATTACGCGGGGTACGGCGCCTTCCAAGATGAGAATTTTATTCAAAGTCTTGAAAATTTCAGCAGCGACAGCAGTGGAGGAAGCCCCACTTCTAGCAAACTAGCAGCACCATTGCGGGGTCAAATATGGTGGGATAAAACCAATTCGCTACTGAAAGTCTACAATGGTACTGTATGGAAAACCATTAGCGCAGCCACAGCGGCAGCATCGGCACCCACAAGTAATGTGACCGGTGATCTTTGGTTTGATACTGTAAATCAGCAGCTCAAGGTCTGGACCGGATCAACTTTCTTGGTAGTAGGCCCGGCCTACAGCGCAGCACAGGGCACATCAGGTGCCATCCCAGAAACTATTACAGATAGTGGTGGTGCTACCAAATATATCACCAGTCTCTATGTGAACAATGCTCGTGTGGGTATCGTTTACAATGGATCATCTTTTGTACCACAGGTATCTCTGCAGGCCACGTACCCCACGATTTATCCGGGCATTACACTTACTTCGGCCAATAGTTCAATTTTTGCCGGTACAGCAAACAACGCCAATTATCTTAACAGTCTTACCAGCTCGCAATTCATGCGGTCTGATGCCAATACCAGCACCACCGGACGACTGCAAGTCAATAACAACAATGGTCTCTATGTGGGCACTAGCAATGTGCTCAACATCAGCCAGAACAGCAATGATGCCAATCTGTATGCTGCGGTATCGGGCGGAAACCTTGTATTGTCAGCCAACGTAGGCGGTACTCCGGTTGTGTCGGCTCAGGTTCTGGGTGGCAATGGTACATTTGCTATATCTAACGCAGCCACTGTGGGCACCACAGTCAGCGCAGGTGGTAATATCACGGGCGGAAATCTTCGCACTGGTGGTCAAGTTTCGGCCACTGCCAACATCACAGGTGGTAATATCATAACCGGTGGGGCAGTCAGTTCCGCTGGTACAATCAGTGCTGCCGGCAACATCACAGGTGGTAATATCACCACAGGCGGAATCGTCAGCGCCAGCGGAAATATTGTTTCTGCAGCCAATATTTCTGCTGCTATATTCCTAGGCGACGGCGGTTATCTCAGCAACGTTTCTGCGGCAGTGAGCGTAAAGAAGATTGAGTGGGGAAATTCTAACGTTAGTATTTCTGGTTCCGACGGTAATGCCACTGTCAGTATCGCTGGAACCTCCAACGTGGCGGTGTTCACTACCGCAGGACTTACTGTTGCTAATGTCACAACTGGCAACGTATTCAAGTCTGGCAGCAACGTTGTGGGCAATGTTGGTTCATCTACCAATTACTTCAATCAGATGTTTGCAGCCACTTACAACGGTGTAGTGGTTGCTGCTTCTGGTAATGTCACTGGCGGCAATGTCATTGCTGGTGGTGCAGTCAGCGCAGGTGGTAATGTCAGCGCAGCTGGTAATGTCATTGGCGGCAATGTCATAACCGGTGGTTTGGTAAATTCAGCCACAGTCAGTGCTACTGGCAATATCACAGGTGGTAACGTATTAACTGGTGGCGCGATCAGTGCAGCATCAGTTAGCGTATCGGGCAACATTCTTGCTACCGGTGCTATCAGTGCCAGTGGCAATGTTACTGGTAGCTATATTCTTGGTAACGGTAGCCAGCTGACCGGTATTTCCACATCGGCATCCAAGATCTTTAATGGTACCAGTGAAGCCAATATTGGCACGTTAAACGGCAATGCCAACATTACCATTGGCGGTTCTAGTAATGTAGCAGTGTTTACTACCAGTGGCGTGTTGATCCAGGGCTTGGTATCGGCCACTGGCAATGTTACCGGCGGTAATGTCAATACCTCGGGCATAGTATCGGTTCTGGGTGATGTGGTTTCTGCACGTTTGTTGGTGTCGGGCAATATTGTTAGTACCGCAGCCAATGCCACTGCCAATATCGGTAATGCCACCAATTACTTCAACGTGGTACACGCACGAGCGACGTCGGCACAATATGCTGACATGGCCGAACGATTTGAGTCCGACGAATACCTTGAACCCGGTACTGTGGTAGAGTTGGGTGGTGTCAAGGAAATAACCCGTAGTCGCGCCGAACTCAGCGACAGGATTTTTGGTGTAATTAGCACCAGACCTGCTTATCTCATGAACGGTGGTGCCGGTGATGACAGCACACACCCGCCCGTGGCCATGACCGGTCGTGTTCCAGTCAAGGTTCTGGGCACGATACGCAAGGGAGATCGTTTGGTTTCTGCAGGTAATGGTTTTGCTAGAGCAGCTACCAGCGATGAGATCACGGCATTTAACGTGTTGGGTCGTGCATTGCAAGACAAGTACACCACCGAGCCGGGCGAAATTGAAGCAATAGTTACGATCAAATAATGGAAACACAATGACCTATTCAACGGGAAATTTAATAGTAGCAACTGACTATAACGGATTTGTTAGCACCACCTCGGGTAGTAATATCAATGATGTGTGGGGTACCGGATCTGGTGACAAGGGATGGGGTCAGACTGCATTAAACACAGTCAGTGTTGGAAACACAATTACGGCAACACAGTGGTCGGGTCTAGTCAACACACTTAGCACCATGGGCAGCCAAACCGGTACCACGCTTACTGCGCGTACTGCTCCCGTTGCAGGCAACACCATATCGGTGCTGGCCAATGTGGCCACTGATATCACCAGCTGCACTACCAATCGCGGTAACGCCGCAGCCAGCGGAACCATTAGCTCAACCTGGACCGGTAACACAGCAGTGACCACTGCTACCGGCAATGGTAATGATCCCTGGACGATAACATGGCAGCACACCGTGACTTTCCCCAGCGCCAACCAAGCACGATACTTCTGGAATGCAGGAGGTCTAGTGCGTATAGACATGAGCAAGACTTCTACTGGCACTGACAGCGATGCTGACTGGAACACATTTGTTAGTAGCGTGGGCACATTTTATCTTAGCGGTAGAGTAAACAGTGCATCGCAAACCATTGCTGCCAGTGTTTATACCGGCTTCACACGATCTGGCGGTACAGGCACACCCTCGCCCAACCTAACAACCACGGGTTGGTACAATCTAACACCGGGTGCAGCAGCAACCACCATGATGACTCTGACCAATACAGCGTCGGGTTATACCAATGACACCATAAGCATTGCGGCCGCAGTGGATGCTTCTGGTACCGTGTTGACTCTTACCACTACCTGGCAGGATGGTGGTGCATTTGGACCCGGACTATCACGCAATATTTCGGGCGGCACAGACACAGCTTCGCCATTCACCACATTTGGGTCGGCACCTGCGGTCTTGGTTCGATACGTACCGCCCAGCACAGCCAATGGTTTAAGTAACACATGGGGTACTCCCACAGTGGCAGTGACCTATCCTGCACTGAATTATCAGATCTATCGTTCCTTGAGACTTCGTTCTAGTGCATCTGCTTATTTGAGTAGAACTCCAGCAACCACTACCAACACGCAAACTTTTACCTGGAGTGGATGGGTCAAGCGAGCAACTTTATCAAGCGCCAATACCTATTGTATTTTTGGGGCAGACATAGGTAGTGGTTATGGTACACCACAAAAAGTTTCTATATTGTGTTTTGGTGGTGATAGTCTAGAGTGGGCCGAATATTACACTGCAAATGGAGTGACTAACGATTGGCTTTATCAGATAATTAGCACCCCGGTTTTTCGTGACCCTTCGGCTTGGTATCATGTTGTTGCTGCCATAGACACAACACAAGCAACAGCATCAAATCGTGTAAAACTCTATGTTAATGGAGTGCAACTGACCTCTTTTTCGACTGCTACTTATCCACCACAAAATTTCAATTCGTGGATTAATAATAGCACAGTGCTGCATAATTTTGGTGCCTATGGTACATCGGGGTTTAGCAGCTTTTATGATGGCTACATTGCCGAAGCCAATTTCATCGATGGTCAGCAGTTGACCCCTTCCAGCTTTGGACAAACCGACGCCACCACTGGAACTTGGGTACCCATCCGGTATACCGGTACCTATGGTACCAATGGTTTCTACCTGCCATTCACTGATTCCACTTCGGCTTCTACTCTATGCAGTGATTTTAGTGGTAACAGCAACAATTGGACACCGAACAACATCAGTATTGCACCCGATGCCACCTATGATCAGATGCGTGATGCTCCCTACTGTACTGGTCAGGCCAGTGCTACCACACCCAGTGGAAATTATCCCACCTTTAGTCCGGTAGAAAATCAATCTTCGGTTTCCTATCTCAATCCAACGCTTTCCAATGCAAACATGAAAGCCACTGCATCTGGGTTGTTGCAAATATATGCATACGCAACAATGGTTGCTACACCGGGGAAATACTATTTTGAGGGTCGTGTAGACAGCATAGGTGCCACATCGGCCACATATATTTCACCAAATAATAGTGCTGCTGGTTATCAAGCAGATGGCACTATTTACGGTTGCACCCCCAGCACTTCTGGATCCACGTACACAGCCGGTGATATTATCGGGGTAGCATTTGATTCGACTAATAACACTGTAACTTGGTACAAAAATAATGTAATTCAGGGAACAACCAGAACAGTAACAAACACATCAAGCCCATGGAAGCCCATGGTTAGTATGCAGTCATCTAGTGGATCATGGAGTATTAACTTTGGGCAGCAACCGTTCAGCTATGCTCCGCCCTCTGGCTACTCCGCACTCTGCGCCCCCAACCTTGCCGCACCTGCCATCGCGAACGGTGCTGGTTATATGGCAGCTTCGCTCTATACCGGAACTGGCGCCACACAGAGTGTGTCTGATACTGTGGGTTCTGTGTCATTTAAGCCTGACCTAGTTTGGATCAAGAGCAGATCAGCTGCTACAAACAACAACCTGTTTGATTCAGTTCGCGGAACTACCAAGTAC